GCAGGGAACGCATGGGGATAAAGTTTACAAAGGAATGGGCAGAGGCTCACTTGGACGAACTCGCCACATTATTACAAACATTAAAAGGTCTAAGCTAAGGAGGGTGGGAGAGTATGGGAAAAAAGAAAGATTTCGAGAAGTGTAAATATTTTGACGGCACGGGTTGTATGAAATATTGCTTCTGCGACATTGACGATTGCGACAATTTTACTCCTATTGAAAAGGAGTTAAAAAAATCAAAAAACTATATTAGCGTAGAAATTGAGAGAGGCGATGGTTTCGAGATAACCGCTGAATATATTGAGCGATTATTAAATAGTTCTACAAGTATATGCCCTTTCACCGTAACCGCCCTCCCCCCAGAAACCCACGTAGTTGACCTTTGCCAACATGAATACTCTGGAGGCAACTTGGAATTACTGAAATGTCAGAAGTGTGGGAAATTGTGGGGAGAAACCCACGCAGGGGAGAAGAAGTATTGTGAATGTAAAAATCCCGTAGCAACCATGACATTGCACGGATGGCAACATGGTGGATTAAATGGTCCTGGGTGTGGAAGGTTAATACGAGAAGTGGACATATCCCCCAAGCCAGAAGCAGGGGAGAAGGTGGGATTGCCGGAGAAGTTGGGATTCTTTTATCCCGAACATGAAGCCATATATAAAAAAGTGGATGCCATCATTTCATATCTCTCCCAGAAAGAGGACTCCCATGAGTAAGGTTAAAAAGAGTTTGGGGAGAATATGATTGATTTACGATTAGGTGATTGTTTAGAAGTGATGAAAACGATACCTGATAATTCGGTGGATTTGGTATTAACCGACCCTCCTTATGGTATTGGAATAGCAGATTGGGATAAAAAAGATTACTATGATTTTCTATTTAAGGAAAGTATGCGAGTATTAAAAAATGGTTGCTATGCTTTTATATTTTCTACAAAGAAAAACTTAAAACGACCAAATTTTAAACACGACATCTTTGCGGTTATTAAAAACTTCTCCCAATATAGACAGCATCTAGGAATGATAGACGCTTGGTATCCTATAATTTATTTTGTTAAAAGTAAACCCAGAAAGATGAAGCAGAGAAGAAATTGGTTTTTAATGAACACAGCGAATACTTCCCGAAATAAGGATAATCCTAAAACTGGAAGTAAACATAAAACACCAAAAAATATGGAACTTATAAAACATCTGATTGAACATCATTCTGAACCGAAAGATTTAGTGTTTGACCCATTTATGGGAGAGGGTTCTACTGGATTAGCGTGTAAACAAGTAAATCGTAGTTTTCTGGGTATAGAAATATCACCAGAATATTTTAAAATCGCCGAAAGAAGAATAAATCAAACAATGGAGAACTTATTATGACCACCAATCAGCACTACTTACGGGAGGGGTGATGAGAAACATAAAGCGAAGAATAAAACAACGGAAATCTCTGGTATGTGGTCTTGTTATAGACAGTATGAGTGTGGTTTACGATTGTTCATATGGAACAGGTATATCATGCGATGATTGTCTTATAAATAAAAAGAACGGTATAGGCCCAAGACAAAGGGAGGGGTGAGGGAGATGAACAGTTTAATAGAAGTTTTTAGGATGTCAGAGTTATCAGCTCAAACAAGAGCAAAGGTTATTATTAGATTGGGTCAAGCTATAAATTATCAATACGCTGCCAATGCGACAGAGCCTTTAGTTTATGAATTGGTAAAAATCCTTGACCCAGAAAACCCGATATTAAAAGACGAGCATTATCTTAAATTACTATAAGGAGGACTAACATGACCAATCTATCGGATAGGGAGCAGTTGAAAGAGTGTAAATATTGCGACAAACAAAAACCCTTAACAGAATTTAGACTCTATAAGAGTGGCAAAAGTGCGGGGTATTATTCTCTTTGCTGTAAAGTATGTGCCAATATAAAACGCAAAGAATATCAAAGGATTATTGCCAAAGAACGTCCCTGGATACAAAAAGCAGAGAATTTATATAATAAACAATGGAGAATTGATAAAGACGAAAGAGATCCATGGTACAAGCATTATTGCTATGCCTATTCCCGTTGTCGGTGCAAAACAAGATATAAACAACGAGGAATAAAGTTTTTAATTACAGGGGCAGAAGTTAAAGCAATATGGTTTAGAGATAAAGCGTATCTCTTAACAAAACCAAGCCTTGATAGGATTGACGGAACAAAAGATTATACCCCTGAAAATTGCAGATTTGTTGAGTTAAGCGAAAATTTAGGTTCGCCCAAGTGTGTCAGAAATTACCCAAAAGAAAGACCGTGGTTTAGAAAAGCCGTTAAGCAGTATACGTTAAACGGAGAATTTATTAAAGAATTTGTTTCAATAATGCAAGCAGAAAGAGAGTTAGGAGTAGATCGAAGCAGTATCACGGCTGTTTGTAAGCATAGGCACAGATTTACTACTGGGGGATTTATTTGGAAGTATAAAATCCACGACAGCATAATGGGGGTGAAATGAAACACAGGAAACTCAAATGGCAAGAGCGTATTAAAAAGGGTGATGAATTTTTAGACTCTTTCTCTGGTAAGTGGAAGAAAACGGTATTCTATAACTTCGGGGAACGGGTTGGATATGGAGAAAAATGGAGACGGCTAATCCACGCCAGCGTGGGGAAAGGGGAATAAAAGTGAGCATTGGAGTAAAAGAAAAATGTTACGCAACAGGGTGGAGTTATGGCGAAATATGTGTCGGTTGTAATTGTTGCGGTAGGATAGATAAAGATAAAAACAAAATCCGCAAGGCAAAGTTAAAATATGCAAGGTATGAATTATATCACAATAATCATTTCAACTCATGGGGAGATACAAAAGACGTTATTGATTTGCAGAAAAAGAATATCAAAATAAATAAAGAATATTGGCGTAAAGAAATCAACAAACTCAAGGGAGGGGCTGAATAATGGGGATGGATGAGAGGATGAGGGGAGTGTTAGAGGGTTTAGTTGATAGATGTGGAGAAAAAGCTATTGGTTATTTATCTGGCACAGAAGATATGCAAAAAGAAATTGACCAAACAATCGCCGCCCTCAAATCCTGTTTGGGGGAACAGATAAGGGGGTTGAAGGTTACAGGAAAAGAAAAGAGTAAGTACGGTGAGCCTATGAATGAAATATGGAAAGAATCATACAATCAGGCGTTAGACGACGTTCTTCGGGTGTTAGAATGAAAAAGAAAGACCACGCAAGAGCATGGAGGAAATTCCCATTACGGCTTAAAGGGAGTTGCAATAAGAATTATGAGCCTGGATTTTATGAAGATCGCACAGAAGATATAGAACGATCTATGCTTCTCAATGCGCCAGGGCGTAGGGTGAATGAAGATAGGGGGGATGAATGATTAAATTCATACTTGGAATGATTGCCGGAATAGTGTTTATCCTGACAATACAAATGTTAGCAGATAAAATTATAGCAGATCAGGATGACAATGAAGCGTGTATGCAAGAACTCATGGAGAGAAGTAAATATTAGAATGGAGTTAAATTGGATAGCCACGATCCGCAAGTAGGCAAGATATTTTTATGGTGTGTATCAGCCGGTGTAAAAGGAAAAGATATAGATATAATCATCTGGAGATATGTATATCGAAAGACGCTAAAAGAAACAGGAGAACTCATAAGACCTAAAGTATCGCGAGAAAGAATAAGGCAGAGAGAATATAAAGCGTTGGAACTAATAAGAAAATATATCAAACGGCATGATAATAAACCCTGCGCGCTTAATCTAAGGTCTTACCAGTAATATATTATATTCTAACCTTATTTATTAAATCCTTTGGAGGCTTCGGGCATTGCTTGAGAGCCTCTTTAATCCCCAGCCGGACAATCTCGATCACCTTAAATTGACCTCTTGCAGTCTGAAAGTTTATTTCATCTTGGCCTGTTATACTGAAAACATAAGAATAGCGTGCTTTAGGCATGATAGAACTCCTTTAGAATTGACCTCTTGCAGTGAAAATCGTTCAAATTGACCTTTTGCAGCAAAAGACGGAGGAATTGACCTTTTGCAGCAAAACCCGTTAGGTTTATAATATTTAATATCAATAAGCAGTGTGCTTTATATCAACAGTTGACTATATGGCCTTAAAGCATAGATATTTATAACTTAAATATCTTATGCACTACAGCCAGGCCACTAAAAAACATGATCCCAAGTAATAACATGCCCAATTTTAACCTCCTTTAGTTATTATAATCAGATCGTTTTTTGTTTTCTCTTACAAGCTGACGTATTTCATTGACCAACTTTTTATCATCTGTATCAATGTTAAAAACATGGCTGTATGTCTTGAAATTGCCAAATAAACAATAGTGTTTTTTATTATCTGACTTAAATACAAAGTTGCCATACTCCTCAAAGGTTTTATCAAGAGTTTGAGTTCTTAACATATCCTTAAGTTTATCTATACTGTCCGGCTGTTCTCCTGCCCATTTGCTTCCGTTGCTATGTATTGTTATCATTTATTTATCTCCCTTTAGTTAACAAGATAAACGATCACCTTGTTTTAAGTCTCCAATATGAACATTATTTTCTTTTAAACAATCCACGCAAACACTATCAATATCAAAACCAACATGGTGATCGAACTTCAACATTAAGGTATTTTTAAATGTTCCGTTATCGTAATATCTTGTCTTGAAATTATAAGTCAATAATAACCTTGTGATCTGATTGCTGTTAATTGGCTGTGTTTCATAATTCCAAGCGTTTTTAATGAAATCTAAACCCGTGTTTTCTTTTATATGGGCAATAGCCATATCATTTAAGAAACGTGTTAATATTTCAATTTTGGGTAATTCTTTTACCATGACTTGATTGTTTCCGTTTATCAGTGTTAAGGTTTCCATCTCTCCGCCTCCTTTGGTGGTGGTTATGGGGTTATGCTTGTGCCATTATCCTATAAAATCTATAGCCTTCTTCTGGTGAGTATTCATTCAAGTATTCTCTAATCTTAAGCATTAGTTTGCCGTTGTTTTTTACTTGTTCCTTACACCATGAAATATTACCATTGATAAAACTTTCCGCTATTTCCTCAACTCTGTTTTGTTTTTTCATCTGTCCCCTCCTTGTTTGTGGCTTCCGGCATATTGTCCGGCTTGCCTCTTATTCTTACCTATATAAAGTATAGCATAGTATAGTATAATGTCAAGAAGTATTTAATAAAATAAATAACAAATCGCTTGCACAAATAAAAACCATAAGTTATACTTACTGTATAAGATATAAATAATCTCAGGCCCGACGGGGAACAACATCTAAAAAAACTAAAGCGGCTTAGGCTGCTAATAAAATATATGCCTCACAAGGGCCTGTAAAATATCCTAAGAGTTAAGACTATGAACACTATGCGACATAAAGACGCGCTAAGCAATACTACCCTTCATAGAATAATCAATAATAAATATAATAAGCCAGTAAGATCGCTACCCTTAAAAGACGTAAGAACTGATTATGTTATATTGTCTACCGGATGGCGTAGGCGAATCAAAACAACGGATAATTAAGTATGCCTCGAACCATTAATCCCATAAGAAAAGCCCGCCTAAAGAAAGAATTAAAGAAATCCCCAGAGAATATTAAAGAGGCGTTACTCAAAGCAGGATATACTGCAACAACAGCACACAACTCAAGCAATAATAAATGTGTAGAGGTATGTCAAGCTGAAATAGTAGCGGAACTTAAGCATAGTGACATAACGCCAGACCTTATGATTAAACACTTTACAGAGGATAGAACGCTCGCTCTTGCCAAAGGTGATCTCTCTACAGCAACCAGGGTTGATGAGCTTATGAGTAAGTCAATAGCCATGCTAACAGACAAATCCGAGGTATCGCAAACCCTTGTTATCAAAGCAGATGAGAAAGAGGAGCTTAACAGGCTAAGAGGCAAAGTCTTCTCTAACCCTATATGTACCAATTAGATGGAAGGCAACATAAGGCTAATTATAGGAAGATTTTTATGCCAAGGGGAATAAATAAACAGTGTAATGCTTGCTCAAAGATTGTGTTCCCTAAGAGAAATTGTGTTAAGCCTAAGTGTTACAATGTCTTATCGTGTCCTAAAAAGCGGTGTTATTATAGGCGCATTGAGCACTATCGATCTAAACTAAGACAGTACCATAGATATATAAAGTTCCTCGATAACAAATGCTTTGTTTGTGGGAGTATTAAGAATCTTGAAGCACATCACATAGAGCCACAAGTGTTGGGTGGATTAGATATAGAGTGTAACATTGTAACCCTATGTACTGTATGTCATAAGGTTATAACTATATACAATAGACGTTTAGGGTTGGAGAGGAAACTATTAGCTTGATTGAGCTTGAGAGGGACTGGGCTTCGGCAGGGATAAGGGAGTCCGGTATACCCCTACCCCTATGTTGATTACTCCCATCCTCCCCATCACTCTACATAAATTCAGAAGTCATCTTAGCTCTTACACACGCTTCTACAATCGATTCTGGATAGGGTTTACAGGGGCAATTTCAAGAGATTGAGTATAAAGAGGGGATAAGGTACGTTCTTTGAGATAATCGATTGTAGGGCTTCTGGTGGGCAAATATGAGTAATCAAGCACAAAAGGGGAATAAAATTTTGCATATAAAAATTAGAAAGTATACTGCAATGTCGTTCAATGGTAGGACGATTGGCTTTGGACCAGTAGATGGAGGTTCGATTCCTTCTGTTGCAATAGTACATTAAGCAAGGGTTAATAGACGTTTATGGTTAATATTGACGAATTAAGGGATGAAATCAGGGGTCTAAGTAGGAGAAAACGGTTATATAAAGTGTTAAAAGAGGAGTTGTCCTCTTTAGGATATTGGAAAAATAAGACTCGTGGAAATCCGTCAAAAGGGCTTGAGGTAATGCTTAAAGGTAAAAATGCTTAAACTCCGCGAAGCCATAGAAGCCAAGAAGATGCAGTTCAACCAAGCAATATCTGAAGCCAAGTCAGATAATGTAGCTTTGGAGTTGCTACGGGATAAGAAGCGGTTTCTTTGCCAGAACGATTTATTTTATCTTTGTTGTTTGACAGGAAATGATAAGATAGCGCAGTACCCAGAGTATTATAGACCGTTCTGCGATATAGTAAGCCTTATGAATTGGAAGATATTGCAATTAGGGATACAACCTAAAAACCTTTATCAATTATCTATCGAAGATATGACGGATAATATTGATGAAGATTTGAAATACTTGCAAAGGCTTATTCTGTGCTACCGCGCATTTTATAAGACTACCATAGTCAGTAAAGTCCATTCATTACAACTTATCTTAAATTATCCTAATATCCATATTCTATTAGCGCATAACGTAGAAGGTAACGCTTCAGCCAACCTCGTAGCTATAAAGAATTACTTTTTGACTACTGATATACGAATCCTTTATCCTAACTTTATCCCCAAGACTAAAGAATGGGGTAATATGAAAGAGTTTTCAGTTGCCACAAGGACCGACTGGGGTAGAGATGAACATACTATTATGGCGGTAGGGGTAGATACCCAGATAACAGGTGGACATTGGCAAGTAGCAAAGTTCAACGATTTAGTAACCCAGGACAGCGTGAATACAAAAGACCAGATTGAAAAGACGATAGACTGGGATTCAAGATTCAATTCAGGACATTTTGACGATGCACAGTTTGCGATTATAGATTATGAGGGAACACGGTATCATAACGCCGATTTATATGCTACTAAGATAAACAATCCGCGCATACAGTTTATAGAGATACCTTTGCTTAAAGATAAAGACCATACCAATTTGACTGTTGAGAATATCTCGAATCCTGATAGGTTCACAGTCCAGGGGATTAAAGATATGATAGGCGATTTGTGGGTATTCAACTGTCAGCAGTTGTTAAAGACCGAAGATCCTGCTAAAAATCAGTTCAGGCAAGATATGATCGCGTATTACGATTCAATCCCGTCAGTGTGCAACTTCTATCTTTTAGTTGACCCTGCAAGCAAGAGAAAAAAGAAATCGGATTATACCGTCATGTTAGTTGTGGGTGTATGCTGGATAAAAGACGAATTGAAATATCTTATCGTTGATGGGATAAGAGATAAACTTGACCCTAAACAGAGGATAGATATTGCCATATCTTTAGCGCGTAAATGGAGTATCAGGGAAAGTGGATGGGAAGAAGTCGGGTTAGGTGATGATAATTTTTATCTTGAGGAGAGGCGCAGAGAAACCCAGCTTTACTTTACAGTAACTCCAATTAAGACTACACAGGTTGCCAAAGAGGATAGGATAAGGAATATCTTAGTGCCTGAATATTCTCAGCATAAATGGTTATGGGCGAAGAAAGGCAAGTTAACCCAGAACAGTTTGTTCACCGGCCGGAATTACGATTTGACCGCGGATATGGAATTTGAGATGACACAGTTCCCTATTTGCGAGCATGACGATTTATTAGACGCTATGACATTCTTGAGTAAACTATCTATTATTAAACCTGAGAAAATAAAGACTGTTGAAGATAGCAAAGATATGACATTCGGAGATTATTCAAAGATACGTGATGAAAGGTTAGCAAGAGTTAATAGAAACCCCTGGAATAGACTAAGCGGAGTTCCGGCATGAGCCACCAAGATAAAAATCTTCTTATTATTTTATTAAGTTTTGGTTTCATACTTTGTCTTACTATTTTGGCTTTTGCCCAAACTCTTATCTATTGTCCTGAATGTAAAAACGCGCTATACGTTGTAACCAAAGATATTAAAAAAGGTGAGCAGGTTAAAGCAAATGATTTTGTGCCGGTCAATGATAGAGTGCCTTGCCCTAAAAGCAATACAAAGATGGTTTGCCCTTTGTGTGGTTCAAGTTTAAATGCGTGGATAAATTATATGGAAAATCAAGGGTTCAAGTCTTACTCAATGGCGTTTAATGCAGTCAGTTTATTAACAAAAGACAAAGATGGTAAGTGGATATATTTTCCTTTTGACTCTCCCGATAAAACGAATGAGGTCCAATGAAAAGCGAAACTATCAAAATGTGGTTTGGTAGAATATCTCGGTGTGAAGATTTACAAGCTACAAAAAGAGAAGAACGTAAACAGATATTGAAACTTTATGTCGGTGAGTTCTTTGGTAAACCTACAACGCAATCAGAGATGATTGATGAGAATTTTGTTTATGAATATATCCAGGTTTTAGTTTCGGCTATTTATGCCCGCGATCCATATATCTTTGTCAGAACAAAAAACTCAACGCTCGGTCAGTTCGCTGAAACGATGGAAACTGTTATCAATGATTATTGGTATACCAAACAAGCCAAGTCAAAGATAAAGAAAGCAATCCTCGACGCTGTTCTTCAAACTCCTGGATTTATAGAAATAGGATACTTTCTATTAACAGAACAATCAAAAGCTGTTAAACAACTTGAAAGCGAGTTCCCTGAATTAAAAGATATAAACAATCCGGCAAAGACTGAAGAAGAACAAGGGATACTTGATGAAACTATTAAAGAAGATGATGTATTCTTAAACCATGTTTCGTCGTGGGATATTTTATTCCCCGATGGATACCATGATATTAGAGAATGTCCTTATCTTATCAAACGTCAGATAGTAACTCTTGACGTTCTTATGGCTAACCCTGGATATAAGAACAAAGATAAATTGAGGTTAGGTATAACGTATAAAGACCATATCTCCCTTGTTACGAGTTACAATATGAAAGCTCTACCCCGTGCCGGTTCATTATCAGGTATAGATGAGGAGTTAGTTAAAATCACGCTTTACCACGTATTCGATAAGATGAATAGGCAGAGGTTCACTTTAGCTAAAGGGTTGAATGACGATACTCTGCATGAGGGCGAATGGGATTATCTTATTGACGGTCATACAATATACCCTTTGATTTTCAATGAGATCCCCAAGAGCGATGAAGAAAGTAACGCTTTCGGATTATCTGATATAGTTCCCATGCTGCCACAGTTAAAAGAATTGTCTTTTATTTCGTCAGCTATGATGAAGCACAGGAAACGCGCAGGAACTTTATTGCTTGCTAAACGCGGGGCAGTAAGCGAAACCGACGCGGCTAAGATACAAAATGCGTCAGATGTAGATATGATACTGCTCGATGATATTACAGATTCGGTAGTTAAAGGGTTCACTCCTCCGGCTTTACCTCAAGACTTCTATGCTTTACGTGGGATTATTCTTGAAAGTCTTATGCGGATTTCAGGGTATAACCAACTCTTAGGAGTGGCTAAAGGAATACAGACAGCAACAGAAAGCCAGAATGTCAGAGAGGGTTCAGTATTAAGGCAATCCGCTAAGGTAGACGTGATCGAAGATTTCACAGTCCAAATAGCCAGAGGATTAGCCGGACTTATCTGGGAATTTGTTCAGGATAAACAGAAGATAGCGGATATTACAGGGGAAATGCCCACAGAAGAACAGTGGCCGACGTTACCTCAAGATAGAACAGAAGCACGGAAAGTTATACAAAGCAAATTGCGGTTTAAGATTGACGCAGGTTCAATGAGGCCGCCGCAAGATGAAGCTATTGAACGCAAACAATGGCTGGACTTAATAGGTATTATAAAAGCCAATTTCCCGAATAGATTGAACGACTCAATAGTGTTACCTCAGTTATTAAAGAAGTTCGATTTCAAGGATATTGAACGTGCGGTGTTAGGATATGACGACCAAGAAATCCAGGTTGCTCAGGAAGAAAACAAATTGCTTATGCAAGGAGTGCCTCAGTTAAGCAGCCCGAATGAAAACGATTTACTTCATTTGCAGGTGCATAGTCAAGCGTACCAGACACCTGGATTACAGCCAACGCAACAATTAGACGAGCATATCTTAACTCATAAAAAGAATTACGATATGAAAAATCCTCAAGTCCTGCCTCAAAAAGGGGATAGCAAGGCGGCGGTTCAGTCTACCAATCCAAAGCAGAACAGGGGTGGAGTAACACAAATAGCTGATTTAATAGGTTCAGTCCGTAGTATGCCAGGGGTAGGTGGAAATAACGGAGGCAATGGTGCAAGGATGTAATTGGCAAGAGAAGTCTTTTAGTGTAGCGACGATGGACAAACCGTCTATCCTATGCCGTGAGTGTGGAATACCGACAACGGGTGAGTATAGATACAACGGTGATGAACTCTGTAAATCATGTTTTAGTAAAAAAGGAGTGGGGTTAAAGTTTGACCAATCAAAATTCTTTACAGAGAAAGACAAACGCTGGGAATTTACGACTGATATGTTTAACGGTAAACCCATAGCGATACAGTCCAAACGGCAGTTTAATAGATTGCTTAAACAGAACGGTTTAGTATTCGCGTCAGTTAAAGAGTTGAGGCAGGAAGCAGATTTCAGGAAACGGTTGACTTCTGAAGATACGGTAGTGAACAGGAAGAAATTAGCAAGTAATATTTATAGACAGATGAGGCAGAAAGGGCAGATACGATGAAAAGTATGAAGTTGGGAAGTATGAACTCAATGTTAGGGAAACGCGGTGCGTGTAAAGTAGAGAAACCATCTATTAAACCAACGACTAAATCAGGTAAAGTCAAAAAGTAACATACACAATTTTAATTTGAAAGGAGATAAATAAATGGCAAACAACCCGAAACGCGTAGCGAGTCCAACCCAGCCGAGCAGGTCCGGCGGGATTAAACAAGCAAAAACTTCGATAGTCGAAGGACCGACTGCTACAGGTAAGAATTTGCAGCCGTTTACTCGCGGTAAGAAATAATCATATTTAGGGTCGCTCCCTAATTTGTAGCAAAGTAACACCAACCCATAGTCCAAGTCTTAAAAAGACAGACTAACAAGAGGAGTGTTAAAAATGACAGTCGAAAACAAAGACCCGAATAACCAATCTGGTAAGTTCAAGATCAAGGTTGACGGGCAGGAAGTGGAAGTTTCACAAGAAGAAATGATCGAGTTAGCCCAGAAGGGTAAAGATTACACCAAGAAAACCCAGGAACTTGCAGATAAAGAAAAATCACTCAACGCTGAAGCTCAAAGAATGTTAGGGATGAAGAACATCTTAGATGAGATGGAATCTGATCCTAAACTCAAAGAAACGTTGAACAAGGTTTATTCTGATTTCAAGTCGGGCAAGGTTGCCAAGCCTGAAAACAAAGACAGCAACCTGAAGAAACTCGATAGGCTTCTTTCTGAAACGACTGATCCGGCACAAAGAGAACAGTTAAGAGACATCAGGGAGATCATCCAGCAAGAAGCTCCAGTTGGTGAAGTGTCAACTCTTAAAGACGAAATCAAATCTTTGAGAGAAGAAATCTCCGCTGTCCGTAATGCCGCAGTAATAGGGCAGACGGATAGAGTAGAAGTCCAACTGCAAAAGTTAGAGGAAAAGTTTGGTGCTGAATTGGTTAATAAGTACAGGAAGGATATTATGGCAACGGCTATAAAGTATCCTAACCAATCAGTCAATAAACTTCTCTACCACTTCGGGGATGATTCTGAAATCGAAACTGCTCTCCTAAACCAAGCAAAGAAAAAAGAGAAGGACGAATTAGATAGAAAGAAACGAGGTTCTTCTCCAAGCGGTTCTGAAACTTCTTTTGTCGCCAAGACCGAACTGAAGAAAGATAAAACAGGTCGGGTAACAATGGCAAGTTTGAAAGACAGGATTTTAGAACGTTTGGGAAAGAAATAGTTTTTCTCTACCTATCATTATTAACAGGTAAAGGAGAAACAAAATGGCTGGAAATCTATCAGTAACGAGGGAATATGCACGGATATTCTCTATCGTAGCTGATGAAGTAGAGCCTATTCTGTTTGACAACATATCGAGCCGGACAGCACTTCTGTATCGTATGAAAGATATGGGAGCGATAATCAAAACTGGCGGGAAACCTCATTTGAGATTCAACATCTTGAAAGAGCTTCCGACTGCAGTTGGTTATTCGGACCTCGATACGTTGACCCCCGTAAGGGGCGACCCGACGACTTCCGTCATTTTTGAATGGAAGCAAATTGCTTGCCCTGTTCAGGTTTCAGGGCTGGACATGATTAAGACCCCAGAAGGCAACGAAATTGACCTTGTGGAAATGTTCTTGCAGTCTGCTGAAATCTCAATGCGGGATTCGATCGGTGGTTCAACTCTTGGTATCTTTTCAGACGCGGCAGAGACCGATGTCCGGAAGATAACAGGGTTGCAGAATATGCTTACTACATCAACGACTACGGGTACAGTTGGTGGTTTAAGCAGAGTAACAACGACAGCATGGAGGCATCAGGCGGCAAACGTGTCGAGTGATTTCTCCGCTAACGGTTTAGCGCGTATCAGGACATTGTATCGCCAGTGTTCACGTTTCGATGAAACGCCGGATACTATCGTCTTGAACGGTTCATCTATGGATAACTTCGAGAGCAATCTCCAGGGTACTCTGACGATGAATATGCCGTTGGTTGGTGTCGGTGCTGGTGATGAGCGTATGCTTGATGTCGGGTATTCAAATATCCGGTACAAGGGTGCGTTAGTGTTTGCAGACGACGGTTGCCCTGCAAATTACGGGTACTTCCTGAATTTGGCAAAGTATGTCCGCTTATTTGTGCGCGAAGGTCGCGACGCAGAAATCGGCGATTTTGTCAAGTCGCAGAACAGGGATGATCTCGTAACGTATGTACTCTGGGCTGGGAACGCTGTTATTACTAACCTTGCACGTAACGGTGTTCTTTTGAACAGCGATACGGACTAACGGAGGATACAATGAAAAAGTTTTCTTTGTTTGCTCTGTTAATTGCGTTAGTATTAACGGTTAGCGGAGTATGTTTTGCTGGCGATGGTTCAGACTATCGTCAGTTGCAGGAAACAGCGGTATTCTTTAATAACTCTGGTTCTACAATATCAAGTGGCGACGTAGTTATCCTTGATACTGCCGGAACAGGAGTTACGGCTGGAAGTACGCTTGGAGCATACGTAAAAATAGCCCCTGCGTCTGCCGATAGTGTACTTGTTGTGGGAGTTGTTGGAGAAAGTCAAAGTGCTTGTTTAGACCAGACTCCAGTAATAGTAGTTACAAAAGGACCGGTTGATACATTTGCAGCCGATTCAACTGATGCTGTAACTATAGATACTGCTGTTGGTACTTCTGTTGTAAGTGGTTATGCTGGTGGAGGTACTAATCTCGGCATCGCTCTTGAAGCCGGAGATGGGACTGATTCTGGCAAGTTAATAGTTTGGGTCGCTCCAACGGGAGCTGACTAAACACAACCTACGGGGTGGGGGCTAATAACCCTCACCCTGTAACTAAATTATGTTCATACTGTTTTATATCTTATTCATACTCACAACAATAGCCATTCTTCCTATCCCAGGATTATATGATAATTTTTGGATACAGAAAGAGTGTGTATATAATTTATTAGGGTTTTCTTTTATAGCTTCATCTTGGATGGGGAATAATCCTAAGTCGTTGACATTCAAAAATAAATGGTTAGCCATAATATTGATATATTGTGTCTTGTCATTTGGCTGGTACTTCTATTTACCTCTGGTTACAAGCAAGTTAGGGACTAAAGTAGTTTGGAATTTATGGGTAATCCGCCCGTTCATAAATGTTGTATTAGGTTTATGGATTATTCAAACTCTCGTCGAGTATACTGACACTTTGCACAGATGGGTGAGTATATCTAAAATGTTGTGCTGGGTGGCGTTTGGAATATCAGTATATTCTATATTTCAAGTATTAAAGTTTGACCCCATACTTGGGAATGTATCAAATAATATATCGCCTGTAACCTTTTTTGCTAATAACAACCTCACAGGGAATATGATAGCGATACTATCTCCACTATGCCTAATATTCAAAGATTTGAGGTATAAGATTATCTATGGTTTATGTTTTATCGCTATACTACTGACGAGCAGTTCCTTATCATTAGTAGCGTTTGTTGTCGGACTATTCATATACTTAATATCAACAAAGAAATGGAAACTAACATTATGTTTAATTGTTTCAATGGTTATATTTGTTATATATAAAAAGTTTAGTTTTTTTTCTGATAGCGGCAGATTTGAGATATGGAAAAATACATTGGGATATTGTAAAGATACTTTGTGGTTAGGAAAGGGTGTAGGTAATTTTGCAGCTAATCAATATAAACCTTTGGCTGGAAATCCTATGGTGGCATCTCCCCATAATGAACTATTGCAAATACTTCATGATGGAGGAATATTCTTGCTTGTTCCGGTAATGATATATGTCCTTGATTTAATAAGAAGAATAATAATATCGAATATGAACATACTCTTGATAGGGTTTACGAGTATGTTTGTATCTTTTATAATAATTTCTCTTGGTAATTTTCCGATGAGAATAGCTCCACTTGCATTATCTGGGATAGTGTGTATAGCGGCAATAGAAGCAATTTTAATTAAAGGAGAAAAGTGATGCCAAAAGGAATAGCGAAATCTGATACAATAAAAGGAGTGGTTGAAGATATTGAAATCCAGAAGAAGATCAAGAATAATCTGGAAGAAGAAATTAAAAGGTTGCAGATAATCCAGAACAACCTTGAAGCCCAGGCGCATACATCACAGATAAAAGACGAAGCCGAGAATAAACAAGCGGTAGCGCAGAAGATGACAGAGTGTGCGGTTGAAGAACGCAGGATTGAAAGTTTAAGGATAAACGCAGAAGGAAGGATTGATGTAGCTGAAGAACTTGAAAAGAAGTTAAACGTTCGGACTACTGAACTCGATAACAGAGAACAACGATTATCTGATGTAGAAGGTAAAATCAACGATTTGAATACACAACGTATGAATTTTGAAGTGTACAAGAACACGGTTGAAAAAGATTTAATCCAGGCAAAAGAAACAATCGCAGAAGCGCAGGAAGTGTTTGATAAGATAGACGCTGAAAAGTTAATGATGTCAGGCAGGGAAGCGGCAGTTAAGATTCAAGAAAAGATATGGAACGATGAAATCGGGAAACTCGAAGCGGATAAAAAAGCGTTTCAATTGGAGAAAGAGAATATTCTTGGATTGAACAAATCAAAAGCGAAGGAGAAATAATATGGCTACGATTGAAGTGGATTTACAGAAGTTGTCGGTACTCGGTCAAGAAATAAGTATACTCGAAAGCAAAAAGAAATCGCTTGAATCTGATATAGAAAGATTATCCCAAGAATGCGCGACAATGAAAGATTTGGCTAATAAAGAAATTGCACAGGCGAAACAGCAGAACGACGCAGAGTTCCAAGAAAAACAAGTTATAGCTGACGCTATTCTCAAAGAAGCGAAATCAAAGTTAGCTACCGCTGAGGTAAGACTTAAGGAATCGTTGACTATTGACAAACAGATCAAGGAGTTAGATAAGAAAACAAAACTGTTCAAAGAAACTGAGAAACAGTTGGAAGACGCCAAGATACAATGCGCGGAGAGAGAAAATAAAGCTAATTTGCTTATCGAACAGTATAAGAAGAAACTCGATGAACTTAAATAAGGGGGTATAATGCCCAGGTTGACGTATTCCAAAATACTCTCACGGGTAGAAGCTATATCTAACGTAACCTCACAAGATGATCTGATTAAAGACGGTATACAGATGGGGTTAGACCGAGCTACGATAGCGGATTTACCTTACCTTATGAATGAGGGAGTGATAACTACCGTTGCGCCGTACGAAACAGGCACAGTAACGGTATCTGATGGGTCAAAGACTGTTACAGGGCTACTCACCGTATTCACTCTTGCAATGGTAGGCAGGAAGATAAGGATAGGTGGAGAGAACGCTTATTATAGAATCGGGGCTTACGTATCAGGGACAGAGGTAACTCTTGAAATAGCGTATAGAGGAGATTTAACGTCAGGTAACACTTTCTCGATATACAAAGATGAGTACCGGCTTCCGGCTAATCTTGACGTGTATAAAGTGTTACGTCAGATAGAGAATAACCAAGCTAT